CTCCTATGGTTATAGCAGATATGACAGACCATAATCCCAACGCATTCTACGAGTTAGGTTTTAGACAGGCGCTTGAACTGCCTCTTGTCCCAATCATAAGAGTAGGAGAAAGACTTCCTTTTGATGTTATGACGACTCGTACCGTTTTCTATGATACAGATGTATCGAAAATCGAAGAATCTAAAGAAAATTTGAAATCTAAAATTCAAAGTTTTGAAAACTTCAAAATGCCTGAGAGTAGTCTTGATAAAAGCGTTACATTAGATGAGCTTGATGATAAACTAACTAAAAAGCTAGACAAAATACTAAATCTTCTTGAAAAAAATCAGTCAAACTATTCTCCCGGAATCATTCGTGGTTTAAATTTAAACGAATCACAATTTGACTATCAGTCAATTGTTAAACAATCTCAAAATAGATTTACTCAGATTCAGAACCCGCTATCATCCCACGAAGATAAGAAATAAGTATTTCCTGCTGCTTTTGAATTTCAGCAATTTCATCAATCTTTCCGTTTATAAGTATAATTGTCCTCAAAACATCATTGAGGGCATTTTTTTCAATTTCTTTCATCCTGTCCTCCTAGTCCAGCACCTTGCCACCAACAGATAAACGTTTAACTACAACGTCAACCTCTTTAAACTCAGCATTTTCTGCACAATAGCGAACACTTTCGCTAATAATGTGGCAAATAGATACACCGTATTCATTTGCTAGTTCAGTAGCAATATCCCATGCATCTTTATCAATTCTTGTCACTTTCTGCGCTGTATTATTCATTTCTTACTCCTCAAATTTCTCCCATGATTCGTTGATTCGTAATTTTTTGTTAATACGAAGCTTTAAATCATCACTTCCTTTACCATCTTTAAAAAGCTGTGTGATAGCTGATGGACTAACACCTACAACAACGGCCAAGTCCGTCTGTGACCATCCACGTTTTTCAATTCGATCTTTTACAATCTCAATCCATTTACGATGTTGTTGACTCATGTGCCCCCTCCTTTTTAATTAGTTAAGTTAAAGAGTTAGTAAATTATTTTATAAAACGCTTGACAATTTTAATGTATAGTATTAGAATGAAAGCATAATTAAAAGCCTTGATAAAACCTTATTTCTATCAACTTATTTGCTCGCCAAAGCTATTTATTTTTTAGATAAGTTTTAACTTCGTTTTTTACTAACTCATTAACTTACAAAAACTATTTTAATACTTCACATTAACTTTGTCAAGCGTTTTAATGAGAAATATTAAATATTTTTTGTCATGTTCTCAGAAAGGTTGAAAAATCAATGTTTCAGACATTTGACAGAATTAAAGAACTTGCCAAAAAGCAGGGACTTTCAATAAATTTATTGGAAGAAAAACTTGGTTACAGTAGAAATACTATTTATAATCTAAAAAATTCAAAACCATCCACTGAACGAATTTCAGAAATCGCCGACTACTTCAACGTGTCCACCGACTACCTGCTTGGTCGTACAGATAACCCTGCTATTGCTGGAGTAAAAACTACAAAAACAGAAATAGATCTCAAAAAAGACGCTGTAGAAAGCTTCTTTTACGATGGACACGAACTAAACAACGAGGATTTAGACCTCATCTCCTCGCTACTAGAAGCTCGTATGAGAAATAGAAAGTAATACTTGCCTATGACAACACCCGAACAAGTCTGTTCTGAACAAAGCATTGATCTAGTTTATTTTGACGGAAGAGGTTCCCACAATAAAGGACTTTACAACCAACCCCACAATTTCATAGCGGTAGACACTTACCTAAATGATATAGAGAAAAAGAAAGTCATCTATCACGAGATAGGGCACAAAGACCACAACCCGGAGCAGTATAAACGAAGACGAGAAGAATACGAACTCCAAGCAGATAGAAACATGATCCACTACCTGCTAAAAGAAGAACTAGAAACGATGGATGACATCACTAATTTCAACTACCTCCACTTCATGGAGAAATACAAACTCAAAACTATGACAAATGAAATCATGGTAAAAGAGGAATATTTAGCATTGGTCGAATGAAAGGAGACTCACATGTCTTACTCGTATGTTGCTTTAGATATTGAAACTGCGAATGACTTTCGAGGTAGCATTTGTTCTATCGGATTAGTAAAATTTAAAGATGGGAATATTATTGATACTTTTTATACTTTAATCGATCCAGAAGAAGAATTTGATGATTTCAATATTTTCATCCATGGCATTACACCTGAAGATGTTCTTGGTTCACCTACATTCCCAGAGGTGAGAAAGGCGATTGTTGATTTTATTGGTTCTGATATAGTTGTAGCCCACTTTGCACAGTTTGATATGGGTGCTCTTAAAGATGTTTACCATAAATACGAGCTGGATTTTGATAATATAGAATATATTTGTTCGTATCGATTAGCCAAGGTTGCTCTTCCTGGACAATTAAATTACAAACTAAAAAGACTAGCTAAGAATTTGAATATTGAGCTAGACCACCATAACGCTTTATCAGATGCACGAGCAAGTGGATTGATTTTAGAATATCTACTATCTACTAATTCATTTTCCGACCTTTATACTTTTTTGAAAGAATATAGATATAATAAAACTGGTTTACTTGGTCAGTATGGATTTAAAAGAAAAAAAGATTATCAATACAAAGAAAATCTTATCTATCAGCCAACAGAAGAAGAAAAAGCAGCAATGAACCCAGACCATTATTTTTACGGTTTATACTTTTGCTTTACTGGAAAACTCGAGCGAATGACTAGAAAAGAAGCTAACAAAGCTGCTGCGTTAGTTGGTGGTATTCCTGAAAAAGGAGTGACCAAACACACTAATATCTTAGTTGTAGGGGAGCAAGATTGGAGAGTAGTCGGCACAGATGGGTTAAGTAGTAAAATGAAAAAAGCACAAACATTGTTAGAAAAAGGTCAAGATATTGAAATCATGACAGAAAATGATTTCATAAGATTGCTTGATGAGTAATAACAAGAAATGACAAAAAAATCCCCACACCGCCTGCAAGCAAAAGTGTGAGGATGTACTGTGTATAGAAAGAATGGCATTAAAAAGCCCTCTTTTCTGTACCCATTTTAACAAAATAAAGGGGAAAAATCAATGTGGATGGAAGAACTTCCGAATGGAAAGTATAAATTTTTTGAACGGTATAAAGACCCGTATACCGAAAAATGGAAAAGAGTTTCTGTAACACTTGACTCAGGATCATCCAGAGCGAAAAAAGAAGCTCAAAAACTACTGGATGATAAAATAGAAAACGTACTGCAAAAGTTGACCACTGCTTCTGCTTTATTCCATACAGTTTTTTCTGAATGGTGGGAATTTCATCAGAAACAAATAAAACTAAGCACTTATAAGACTATGTTAGCGACCTATAATAGAATATTAGACAAAGTTGAAAAAGGCACTAAGATAGAGAATATGGATGTAAGATTGATTCAAAGATTACTTGATACTGAAGAATGGACTTATACACAAAAATACCGTGTAAAATCCGTTCTAAATGTCTTCTTTGACTATGCTATCGACCAAGGATTTATTGAAAATAACCCTGCAAGAAAAGCAAAGTTACCTCGAAAAAAACAAAGTTTGCAGCAGATTAAAAATGCCAAAGATAAATACCTTGAACCAAAAGAATATAAAGCAATCTTGAAAGAACTCTATCGAAAAGATATTACTCTGAGATATGCTCTAGCGTGTGAGTTTATGATTTTAAATGGTTGTCGTGTTGGTGAATTGGCTGGTCTTACACTAGACAAATATCATAAAGAAACAAAAACACTTGATATCAACACAACTTTCAATCGATACATACCAGACGATGATGGACCTAAAACATTTGCTAGTTTTAGAACCACGCTTCTCACTGAAAGAGAAATTGAAATTCTTGATCAGATGATTGAACTTAATCGTTTAAGTGAATCGACTGATAAGAATTGGTTTAAGAGTGACCGTATATTTGTCACAAATACAGGTAAGCCGATTCATAGTTCTATCCTAAGTAAGTCACTTCAAAGAGCAAATGAAAGACTTAAAAAACCAATACCAAAACATATATCTCCACACATATTCAGACATACTACAATTAGTATTTTAGCTGAAAATAAAATCCCATTAAAAACAATCATGGATAGAGTTGGTCATTCTGATTCAGAGGTCACTACTTCTATCTATACCCACGTTACCAAAAACATGAAAGATGAAGCAATCAATGTTTTAGATAAAGTTATGAAGAATATTATTTAAAAAGTTTTGCCCCTTTTATGCCCCTTTAACAAAGAAAAAGCCCTTCGGATAAAATCCGAGGGGCTTAAAACGTTGTTAAATCAACGATTATTTTTTCAAGTTGTAGAATGATTTCAATCCACGGTATTCTATTTTAACTATATTATATAGGAAGAAATAAAACAAAAACACTATAAAATAAGCATAAATAAGA